TGGACGAGGCAGATTACTTAAATCCACAATCTACTCAACCAGCACTTCGTGCTTTTATTGAAGAGTTTTCTAACAACTGTAGATTTATCCTTACATGTAATTTTAAGAATCGTATCATTGAACCACTACACTCTCGGTGCGGTGTTTATGATTTCAATGGCGGTGATAAACCTACGCTGTGCGGTGAGTTTATGACCCGATGTCAGGAGATTCTTCTCAAAGAAAATATTTCGGTTCAGAATCAGCAAGTTCTCGCTGATCTGATTATGAAATACTTTCCTGACTGGAGACGTGTACTTAACGAACTCCAACGGTATGGTATCGCCAATCAGAGTATTGATGATCAGATCCTAGTTAATATTTCTGATCAAAACTATGATGAATTATTTACTTGTTTGAAAGAAAAAGATTTCAAAAAGATGCGTAAATGGGTGACAAACAATATAGATACTGATGTGTCTGCAATTTTTAGATCTATATATGATAGGATGTCAGATAAGATTGCTCCACATTCTATTCCTCAGGTTGTCCTTATTCTTGCTGATTATCAGTATAAAAATGCGTTCGTTGCTGATCACGAACTTAATGTAGTTGCTTGTCTAACGGAGGTCATGGCAAATGTCGAATTCTCTTAATATCCACCGTCTCACTATCTTTACTCAAAAAGATTGCCCATACTGCGTGATCATGAAAAAGAAGATTCTTTCATGGGGTTACGACTTCGATGAAGTGAACATTAGTTATGATATGGAATCTAAAATGTTTATGAAAGAAGAAGGTCATAAGACAGTACCACAATTGTATTTAAATGACCAACACTTAAATCATTGGGATACAGATAAGTTCACCAAGTCTATGCTAGAAAAAGAAATATCATTTATCTTAACAGAGATGGGTGATGGTGGCGTAGAGAACTTCGGATGAACCCATATGAATATGTAAACGCAATAAATTCTACCAAAAAGAATATTATGGTAGATAACCTTGCAGAAAAATCTTACAACTCATTCGTAGTCAATAGGTCTTTATCATACTTTAATGATACAGTCTTAATGGCGAACGAAATGAATATCAATCATCACATAGATAATCGCCTTAAATTTGACTTTCTTATAAATATCATCAGAAAGAAAAAACGGTTTTCAAAATGGATGAAACCTGAAACCGAAAGTGATGTGGAAGTTGTCATGCAATATTATGGTTATAGTAATACCAAAGCAAGAAATGCCTTGACCCTTCTCAGTACAAATCAAATTGATGAATTAAAGAAGAAGGTTTATAAAGGTGGAAGAAAATAAAATCATAGAATGGACGCCTGATTCTATGCTAGAAGTAACTCTCAACGAACCAGATGATTTTCTGAAAGTTCGTGAGACTTTAACTCGCATAGGCGTCGCATCCCGTAAGGATAAAAAACTATATCAGTCCTGCCATATTCTACATAAGCAGGGAAGATATTTTATTGTTCACTTCAAAGAGTTATTTCTACTTGACGGTAAGAAATCTAATCTAGAAGAAAATGACGTTGCTCGTAGAAACACGATTGCTCAACTTATGAGCGATTGGGGTTTGATAACAATGGAAGGTTCTGTAGATTTATTTGCACCAATGAGGCAGATTAAAATAATTCCTTTTAAAGAAAAAAGTGATTGGGAACTTTGCCCAAAATATAATATTGGAAATAAATAATGAGAAAAATATTTTTAGATGTGGGTGCCAATAAAGGTCAAAATATCAGAAACTTTAGAAATGTCTATGGGGACGATTATGAAGTTTTTACATTTGAACCTAATCCAGAATGTATTGGCCATATTAAAAATAAATATGAATCAGATGAAAAAGTAACTATCATGCAGTGTGCTGCTTGGAATATGAACGGCACGCAAGAACTTGAACTTGGTGTACATACTGTCAGTTCAAGCATGAGAAAAGATAAACTAACATCTATGTCTGGGAAAACAATTCTTGTACAAACGCTAGATCTTTCTGAGTGGATACAAGAAAACTTTACTACAGATGATGAAATTATTATGTATGTTGATATAGAAGGTGCAGAATATGAGGTCTTAGACAAGATGATGTCTGATAATATTCTCAACGCATCTTGGTTCAATAAAATTTATATGGAGTTTCACGAGACAAAACTTAGCAGTCTCCCTAGAAGTTTGCATAATAAAATTTATGATTTCTTAATTGAAACTTTTAAAGAAAACGTATTTATTCACGCAAAATATCAAGCAGATGAATATGAAAAGATAGGATAAAACTAATGGCAGAAAAAACTCATATAGACAAGGTCATAGAAAAGAAAAAACCTTCTAGCGAACATAATGAGTTTGAACTGGTGTTACGTTTTTTTGGGAATGAACTGATAGCAATCAAACTTGCTGCCACTAATTTTAGTGCCAAGTTGGTTGTCTACAGTATCATACTTTTAATCTTTGCTTTCTTGATCATGGAAGTATTTGGACTCAATGCCTTGTTAGGTTATGGAGATTATTCTGCTTCATTTTATGACAACGATTAAAGATTAAAAGATTATATATAGTAATGAGTCGCCGAATGATCGGGACTCTAAATTAACCTTGCATAAGTCATGGAGGTACATATGACTGGAATAGTATATCCGCGAAGCGGATTCATCGGTTTCGACCACATCTTCGATCAACTTGAGAATATTCACAAGCACGCGAAGGATACCTACCCACCACACAACGTAGTAAAAGATGATGAGTTTAAATTCTGTCTTGAACTAGCAGTGGCGGGATTCAAACAAGAACATATTGATATTGAAGTTAAGGACCATGTTCTTACCATCAAAGGCGATCGTCCACAACGTCGCGAACAAGATAGATATGTTCATAAAGGTATCAGTGCAAGAAACTGGAAAAAGTCGTTTAGACTGTCGGAATACACCGAAGTCCTCGGTGCTGATCTACAGGACGGAATATTGACTGTCGACTTAGAAGTCGTCCTTCCTAAAGAAAAGCGACCTCGTAAAATTTCAATCGGAAACAACGAGGAATCGAAAGATGACAACATTAATTGGGAACACAGAGAACAAGGGTTCTTTACTCGCAACAGCGATAGTTGACGCTATCTCTGGTTTTTTCTCTTCATGGGGAAAAGCAATCACTATGGCACGAGCATGTCAGGCAAATCGTGAAACAGCAATCTTGCTACAACACGAATATCCTGATCTTCATGTAGACGCGATCGCACAAATGCTAAACGATCGTATTCGCAAGGAGGTGTATGGTGATTAAACTATTTAAAATGCTTATGAAAAGAATGTCACAAGATCCAGTAGAACGTTATCTATCTGAATCAGAAGACCTAGCAGACCTTGAAAGTCGTATGAAATCATTGCGTCAGAAAGGAATCTGGGTATAATGTGGGCATATACCTATGAAGAAGCAAAATGGTTAATGAACTCGCAAAATAAGCGATAATAATAAATAGAAGGGAGCAGTAATTATGTTGCTCCCTTTAACTGTCAGGAGAGGTTACATATGGACGGAGAACAAAGAATTTGTAAAAAATGCAAATGTAGATGCCATTGTTATGATTCTGAATGCCCCACATGTCAAGCGAATGAAATTTGTGAGACATGTGATTGCGTAGTAGATATACCATCAACCTTTACAAAAAGGAATTAAATGTCTAAGATCAACGTGCAGTCCCTCGATCCTGCTAAAAGAGATTGGGAGTATGATGATGACGGAACAAGAATATATAAAGTAGAAGCAGGAAAATCAGTTAAAACAAATTACAAAGATGAATATGAAATTTGGAAGAAAAGGTTTGGTCATGACTGGGAACCAAACGACGATGACCTTCCATATTATGTAGACTTACCATAGGAGAATAGAATGAATATTACTCAATTAAGAGTAGAGATTGCTGCGGATGAAGGAGTCGAAAATGAAATATATTTGGATCATTTGGGTCTGCCTACTTTTGGTATTGGGCACTTGGTCCTGGATTCAGATCCGGAGTATGGGGAACCAGTTGGTACTCCTGTCAGCGAAGACCGAGTCAACGAGTGCTTCGATAAAGATGTTGAAATCGTGTTGGATGATTGCAGACTCCTCTACGAAGACTTCGACGACTTGCCCGAGGAAGTACAACTAATCGTTGCTAATATGATGTTCAATATGGGTCGCCCACGTCTATCTAAATTCAAAGGAATGAAGGCAGGTGTTGACGCTCAAGATTGGAATGCAGCAGCAGATGAAATGGTAGATTCCCGCTGGTATGATCAAGTCACTAATCGTGCTGATCGTCTGGTAGAACGTATGAGGAATGTGTAAAATAATACTTTACTTTATGCTCGAAATATAGTATAATATCAGTATGGCATTTTATACTTCAATAGTTCGTTATGGTAATTCTTTTCTCTATCGTGGATACGATAATGCAGGGAATCGCGTTGCTAAGAAAGACTTCTTTAAACCAAAACTTTACGTTCCATCCAAAACTGATACTGGTTGGAGAGGACTTGATGGCGCCATGATTGGCGAGGTTGAGTTCGACTCCATGAAACAGGCGAAGAGTTGGTTGGAACAATACGAAGATGTGTCCAGTCTTAATATCTATGGGCACACTAATTTTACTCACCAATACATCACTGACAAATTTCCTAGAGACATTGAGTTTGATCGCGATATGATCAACGTGACTTCTCTTGATATTGAGACTGAGTATGAGGATGGGTTCCCCCAACCTTCTGTGGCAGATCAAAAGATTCTTGCTATTACTATCAAAAGCAGCAAAGATAAAGTCTATCGTGTTTTTGGTTATGGTGATTATGATACAGAGAAAGCATTAATCAAACCTGTTCGCTACACTAAATGTGAAGACGAGTGGGATATGCTTCTGAAGTTCCTAGACTTCTGGCAACAAGCGATGCCTGACGTTATCACTGGTTGGAACATACGTTTCTTTGATATTCCCTATCTTGTAAATCGTACTGCCAAAGTTCTTGGTATTGATCAGGCGAAAAAGTTCTCACCATGGGGAATGGTTGATTATCGTAAAGTTCAACGGATTGGTAGGCAGGAAGAATGTTATGATATCCGTGGTGTACAAACTCTAGACTATCTTGAGTTGTTCCAAAAATATGGATACACGTATGGTAAGCAAGAATCATATAGACTTGACCATATTGCCTATGTTGTACTCGGTGAAAAGAAACTATCCTATGAAGAATCTGGTTCACTCAAAAACCTATACAAAGATGACTTCCAAAAATACATAGACTATAACATGAAAGACGTTCAGTTGGTTGATCGCATCGAAGAAAAGATGGGGTTGATTACGTTGGTCATGACTGTTGCGTATAAGGGTGGCGTCAATTATCAGGATGCGTTTGGCGTTACGAGTATCTGGGAATCTATTATCTATCGCCAACTAAACTCAAAGAAACAAGCATCAAAAGCAAGTGTGCGACATGAAGTAAAGAAGTCTCAGTTTGCTGGTGGTTATGTAAAAGAACCACAAGTCGGTTCTCATAACTGGGTTGTATCCTTTGACTTGAATAGTCTATATCCTAATATTATTGTTCAGTGGAATATGTCTCCCGAAACTTTGAATGATCAACCTACTACTGGTGGCGTTGAACATTATATACAGTTTCATGGGTCGGATGTTGATCCGTTACACCCTGTCATTAAAGATAAGAACCTGACCGTTGCCACTAACGGTTCTTGCTATCGCAAAGATGTTGATGGCGTGATTCCTAATCTGATTATTGATTACTATGATGATAGACGTTCTGCTAAGAATCAGATGCTTGCCGCTCAGCAAGAATACGAAAAGAACAAAAC